GAAGCTCAACCTGGAGCGGACCGGGTACAGCGTCTGGGAACCTGTAGCCCGCGCCATCCATTTCCAGTGGCAAGAGTGCGAATGCTGTGGGGGGAACCAGAAGGTCGTGTGCGGCGAGTTCTACGAGTTCTCCAACGGGAAAGCCAAGGCCATGTGGCAACGCCATGAGGGGTACGAACTCCCCGCCGAGCCCCTTCCGTTCAAGTTCTACCTCGACGAGCCCCGCCTCATTCCCGTCTGCGCCGACTGCGCCCAGACTTATGATTCTATCGACAGCTTGTTCCAGCCCGTCCAAACCTGCCTCCCATTCTAAGGAACCCGTCATGTCCCTCCATCTCTTCTTCCTCTTCGCCGCCCTTCACGAGGCCGATGTCACACCTGATCTGCCGCACGTCACCCGGCGCCAAGCTTTCCGCCGCTGCCGCCGGATCGTCTGCGCAGTCACACCTGATTCGCGCCTTCCCCTCCACACCATCTACACCCAGGAGCGTTAACATGTCCATCTCCTCCTCCATCAACGCTAATGTCAAAGAGCTCGAGAAGGACCGCGAGTGCCACATCTACATCCGCAGGCGCCTGAAGCGTCTCTTCCGAATGCTCAAGCCCCTAGGCAAGCCAGTCTGCGTCAGCGTCTATGTTGGGGAAGCCCGCTCCATGACCCTCCACTGGCGCGACTCCACCCTCAACCTTCAGGCCGACGGGGAGCGGATCGTCGACATCTTCAGCCGCGTGGGAGAGATGGAGCTCATTACCAACTCCGACAAAGACGACGGCTCGCGTGCTTTCACCATGACCAAGGAGTTCCGTCACGCCAATTTCCGAAATCGAATCACACTTGCCCTCACGTTTCACCTGGAGCCGCTCCTCGACTCCGCTGCCCCGAAGGGTGCCCGCTGCCGTAAAGTTGTCGTAGGCACGAACACCCATTCTTACTCTTCCCCCAAGTACGCCATCGTTTGCGATTAAGGAGATAATAATGGACCTAGACCTTTCCCTTCTCAAGCCCTTCACCGAGGAGGAACGCCTCCTTCACTCCGGTCAGTCAGTCTACACCATGGACCCTAAGATCGCCATGCGCGCCGTGCGGACCCTGCTCGCCCGCGCCAGCTACGAGGCCTACCTCCTCGACCATTCCCCCATCAGCCATATGTGTAAGGGGCTGTCCAGCCTCCCCGCCTTGCTCGCCGTTGCCTTCGGTCAGTCGACCGAGGAGCACACGGCCGAGGTGGAAGCCTACCTGGCCACCCGCAAGCACGATCTCGGCGGCGGTCCAGATGCAGAAGACTCGGTGCACTGAGATGGCCGTCGGATGCTTAATCACATGCACGGACAAGGGCCTGGTCATCGACAGGCGCCCGATCTGGCCCTGGCCTCACCCCTCGGCCTATCCGGAGAAGCTCCCCAACGGGCTGACCAAGTACTTCTTCCCTTTCAACTATACCTATTTCCCCATTCACAGCTACGTCACCAAGGAGCAGATAATGCTTAGAACTATAGCCCGCAACGTCACAGTCGGAACCGCCTCCATCCACACCCAGACAGTGGATATTCTCCTCGGAATCTACGAACCTTATGAGGGTGCAGGCGAACCACGCCCAGCTGTCCTCCTCATGACCGCCCCAGACGATCCGGCCAATCCTCCTCCCGCCTTCTTCTCCGAGCCCTTCGCCAAGGCCACTGTGGCCGTCTCCGGCTCCATCTTCCCCACAGACGAGCCCTCCTACATGCTGGCGGGAAAAAGCTGGAGCGAGAACGAGGGTCTGTGGGATTACCTCACCGCCCTCAAGGGCAAGGACAGCGCCCCGCTCTTCTACACGACTGGGATCAAGAAGCCCCTTAATCGGGTAGAGGTCGAGTTCTTCGTCCTGGGCGTAAGTCTCCGCCCGGTCTGGGACGAGATGCTGGAAGAGTACAAGCGCCTCACCGAGAAGGAGCACCCAAATGGCTAAGTTGGGGAGACCTGTTGGTGAACCGAAGGAGAAGTGGAAGTGCTCCATCCCGGTGGAGATCGCCGCGAAAATAGACCTGCTCTGCTGGGACCCAGTCCGCAACGTCACCTCCTACGGAAAACGTTCCGAGCTCGTCACCCAGCTCCTGCGGGAACATCTCCGCTCCCTCGGCGTGGAAATCTCGTAGAAACCACTTGACAAACTGCGGCGGAAGAAGTAAGTTATCAATTCGGGGGACGGAAATTCCGCCTTCCCCTCCCCCTCTTCTCTAAGGAGCTATCATGACCGAGCAAACCGAAGTACCAACCGTGGCCCTGTTCTCGCCTGACCAGATCAACGACATGAGGAAAAGAGTCCTTGCCGGCGAAGAGTTCCCCGCCGACGAGTACCGCAACCTCATCCGCTCGTACCGCGCTTGCCGCCTCGCCGGCCAGACCACCTCCGCGACGAAGACCGCGGCCAAGACCGACAAGGCCACCAAGAACGCCCCTGTCGACCTGAACGCCCTGTTGGGGAATCTCGGGCTATGACCCAGGCCGAAGCGAATAGGCTTCGCGCTGCCATCAACTCCTACGCCCAGGCTGCCGTCAATGAAAGCTGGAAGGGCGCGGGAGACCCGGCGGAGGCCGACATGCTCACCTTTAAGATGACCAACGCGTTGCTGAAGCTTGACCGGCTCATCGACCGCTACACGGAGACCAGCAATGACTGAACGAGACCCGTTCCCCCTCATCATCGACAACAGCGCCCTCTCAGCGTTTAAGAAGTGCCCGCTCGACTGGTACTACAGCACCATTCGCAAGATCGCTCCCATAGGCGGCAACATCCACCTGCACTTTGGGGGGTCTTACGCCGCAGGCTTGGAGGCCGGAAGGAATGCCTTCTACCGAGATGGGAAAACGGAAGAGGAAGCTGTCCTCTCCGCCCTCGAGGCTGCCACCCGCTTCTGGGGAGCCTTCGAGGAACCCGAGGGTACTGCCAAGTCCTATGACCGCCTCATCCACGCCATCTGCGAGTACTTCGAGCAGTACCCAATGGGGAGCGACATCGTCAAACCCCACGTGCTCGCCAACGGAAAGCTCGGGGTCGAGTTCACCTTCGCCGTGCCGTTCCCGGGAGTGCTCCACCCCACCACAGGTGAGCCCATCCTTTATGCTGGACGCTTCGACATGCTTGCCGAACGGGAAGAGGTTCTCTTCGTCGAGGATGACAAGACGGCCAGCCAGCTTGGCCCGCAGTGGTCGAAGAATTGGCTCCTGGACTCGCAGTTCACGGGCTACGTCTGGGCCGCCAAACACTACGACCTGCCGGTTGCCGGCGCCATCATCCGGGGTCTCTCCATCCTCAAAACCGGCTACGGCCATTCCCAGGCTATAGTCTACCGCCCTCAGTGGCAGATCGACCGCTGGATCAAGACCACCCAGCACACCATGCGGATGATGATCGCTTACTGGCAAGAGGGCTTCTACCCCCCAGTCTTGGATAAGCATAGTTGTAACTCCTACGGCGGCTGTGGCTTCTCCCAGCTCTGCGAGTCGCCTAACCCTGAAGGCTGGATCAAACTCAACTACGAGCCAAGGATATGGGACCCGACAGCGAAGTACGCGTAAGCGGACGGCTCGTGATGCAGTATTTCGAGGACGGCGAGTTCGTCGGGCAGCGGGAGCTTATCACTGGCTCCTGCTCCTACGACGGACAGTCCTGGAGCGGGTACTGGCCCCACACAGCTTACTTCTGCCCAACCTGCGGGCTGATCTGGGCGCGCGAGATTCGCACCGCCCACTTCGACTACAAGCCGATCCCGGAAGATTCCTGGGTCATCGAGAAACGCCGCTGCGCAAGGCATGGAGATGGGTACTTGCTCAGCGGTCTGACATACAGTGCCCTCTCCGACTGTTCCCTCCCCCTCCTCAAGCGGGAGGCTCTTCTTCTCTGTATCAACCACAAGGAGTAAGCAATGAAAGCATCCATCCTCCGTATCCCCGTATCCGGGCTCTCCCACATCAAGAACGCTGGTATCCTCAACAGCATCGAGAAGGGGAGCCATCTCTACCTCAAGCCGATCCACGACAACGCTTATGACGAGTACGCCGTGGCCGTCTGCGCGGACGAGGAGTGCGAGCACCAGCTCGGCTGGATTCCTAAGGGCCCTAACATCGTAATCCACAACCTGATCGAGGCCGGCTACAACATCAGCGCTGTTTGTACAGGCAACGACCCAGCCGCAAACTCGGCCGTCCGCCTCCACGTCATGGTCTGGCTCGACACGGAAGCGGAGGAGGTGTAATGAAATTCCGCCAGGAAGATATACAGCGCTTCTGGGCAAAGGTGAGGATAGTCAGTCCGCTCTACTGCTGGGAATGGCAAGCAGCTCTGCTCACCAATGGAGGCTATGGCGCTTTTCGACTTGGCGGAAAAACGTACAGGGCGCATCGGATCGCTTACTTTCTAACCACAGGAGACCTCGACCCGGATCTGGAACTCCTCCATCGCTGCAACAACAAGAAGTGTTGCAATCCATGCCACCTGCTACAAGGAACTCATGGTCAGAATCTTGCCCAGGCAGGCGCGGAAGGGAAGATGACCAGACACTTAGGTGCAAACAGTAAGCTTAACTTCACCCAAGAGCAACTACTCCATATACTGACGGCGAGTTGCTCAGCTCGTGAGCTTGCCCGCCTGTATAACGTAGACCACAAAACCATTCGCAGTATTCAAAAGGAGTATCAAGTATGCCCGACGACATCTCAGTAACCTCAGGGGTTCCTGGCCCAAAGGTTATGCTGGTAGGTGGAACAGGTTCCGGTAAGACTCACTCAATTCGTACGCTGGTGGATGCAGGCCTCGAGGTCTTTGTCCTCTTTACTGAACCAGGTATGGAGGTTCTCGCTGACGTGCCGAAGGATAAGCTTCACTGGCATTACGTAGCCCCTTCAGCTCCCTCTTTCGCTGACATGATCTCCTCAGCCGAAAAGATCAACTCCTTCACTTTCAAGGCTCTTACCGAGCTGGGGGACATCAACAAGAAGAAGTATGGGGAGTTCATTGATATTCTGACTACGCTCTCGAACTTCAAGTGTGATCGCACAGGTGAATCCTACGGAGCTGTGGACGAGTGGGGGCCTAAACGGGCCCTTGTCATCGACTCACTCTCCGGCCTTAACATTGCAGCCATGAACCTTGTTGTCGGTTCTAAGCCGGTAAAGTCGATGGCTGATTGGGGTGTGGCCATGGACATGCTTGAAAGATTGATTGTCAAGCTGTCTGTCGACATTCCCTGCACAATGGTCCTGATTGCCCACGCGGAGAGGGAAACCGACGAGGTAACCGGCGGGACCTCCATCTTCGCCTCGACCCTCGGCCGCAAGCTCGCCCCGAAGATCCCTCGCTTCTTCTCGGATGTAGTCTTCGTGCGCAGGGTAGCCGACAAGTTCACCTGGTCCACCGCGGAGAGTAATGTCGACACCAAGGCCCGGAACCTTCCCATCAAGGCTGATCAACCACCGTCCTTCCGCCCGATCATTAAGAAATGGCAGGACCAGCTGGCAGATGCACTTGACAAACTATCACCACCCGCGTAAAGTGGTGATTCGGCCGACGGGGGTGCCGAGTAAAAACCCCCTACTTCCCTTACCATCTCAGGAGCCATACCATGTCCGTCTTTGATCCAAATGCCTTCCTCAATGCCGAAACCACCGAGTCCAATGCAACCACCTACATCCCAGTCCCCGAAAACGAGCACAATGCCGCAATCAAGTCCATCAAGCCCCGAGTCCTCACCGACGGCCGCGCTGTCCTCGACGTCAACTGGATCGTCGACACCGACGAAGCCCGCGACGCCACCGGAATGGCAGAGCCAATGGTACGCCAGTCTATCTGGCTTGATCTGACCGAGGGTGGTGGCCTGGACTTCGGCAAGGGTAAGAACGTCCAGCTGGGCAAGCTCCGCGAAGCCGTCGGCCAGAACGCTTCCGGCCGTCCTTGGAATCCTGGCATGCTGATCGGCCAGGTCGCCAAGATCAAGGTCGCTCACTCCATCGACAAGCGCGATGGTGAGACGATCCAGGCCGAAGTTCGCGGCGTACTGCAAGCAGCTTAACTTCTTTGGCGTGGTCTTTGGGGAGGCTCAGTCCTCCCTTTTTTTACTTGGAGAGAAGATATGAAGATCATCGGAGTTGATCAGTTCTACGTGCCGGAGAACCGGCAGAGACAGACCTTCAACGAGAAGGCATTGCAGGACCTGGCCTCGTCCATCCTCGGAAAGGGCCTGTTGCACCCGCCAGTTGTGCGGAGGACGGATCAGGGCTTTGCCCTCGTTGCCGGGGAGCGCCGTTACCGCGCCATCCTGGGCCTGCACGACCTTGGCATTCCCTTCCGCTGTGACGGCCACTCGATCAGTCCCGGCTTTATTCCGGTAACCCTGCTGGAGGAACTCGACGAGCTGGGCTATCAAGAGGCCGAGCTGGAA